GTCAGAAGACAGAATAAAATCAAAGCAATTAGCTCACAATTCGATTCAAGGACATGATGATGTGCAAACACTGAAAGAAATCTTTGAGTCGATTGAAGACATCGAAGCTCAAATTGACAGTGGAATATCAGCCAAATATATAATTAAAGGAATAAGTGCAATAAACATTGATGAGATGAGTGTGGAGTACGAAACAGAGGTTGTCAGCTTATTGTTCACAGAGAAAGGATTTAAAGATTTTAAACGAACATTGGAGAAGGTAGAAGATTCGGAAGCGATTTATTTGGCCGACCATAAATACTTCGATGAGTTTGTAAAAGTAGCCAGAGAAGTGTCAATGGTAGAGGATATTCGCAACATGACTGGAATTGTTGCTAAAATGTGTGAGATAGTAAATGAATATTATAGAAATAAAAAGGAGATAGAAAATGTCGAAGAAGATAAACAGAGTAATTAAGAAAGGTATCAAAGTTCCAAAGAGTGCAATGATGAAGTTAGGAGAAATGGATAGTTTGCCATATAACAAGAATATTAAAAAACCAGTTCCAGAGAGCAAGGTAGTAACTTCCATGATTGAAAAAAGAAACAAGAAAGTTCCAAAGAGCATAACAGCAAAAGCAAAAATAGTAAAAAGGGCGAAAAAAGTTAAAAAAAAGAGGAAAAGTAATGCAGGAAGACCTACAGATTATAATAAAAAGTATTGTAATCAAATAATCAGATGGATGGGGCAAGGAAACTCGATAACAGGATTTGCTGGTAAAATAGGAGTTTCTAAGGATACGATATACGAATGGATTAAGGTGCATCCTGAATTTTCCGACTCTATTAAAAAGGGGAGAGCAAAAACAGTAAAGTTTTTAGAGCAAGTAGGTACATTGGGAATGATGGGAAAGATACCGAATTTCAATGCTGCTGCTTGGATATTTACTATGAAGAACAAACTAGGTTGGGCTGATAAACTTACAGTAGACCCAGAAGATTCTTACACTGACGAGGAAACAGATATTGTTAATAAAAAGGAGACTCCAGTGCAAACGATGAAACGACTGGTTGAAAAATATGGCAAACAATTTACAGGAAACGGCAAAAGATGAAGTCAAAGAGTTGTATTTAAACAGCACGAATGTTTTTTCTAGTGAGTTGCTTGAATATGAGAATGGAAAGAGATTTAATAATCCTTGGCATATCCAGATTGGTTACGCTTTAGTTGATGGTTATTTGACTCAAGAGCCCAGCTATACAGATAAGGATGGAAAAGTTCATATTGGAAAGATTATTTTTAACAGAGAACAGAAAGTAAATCGTTTAGTGGCAATGGCTTGGCCGAGAAATCACGCAAAGTCTACAGCGATATCTGTTCACTATCCGTTGAGAAGGCTTTATAAGGATAATAATTTGAGGATTTTGATTGGTTCGAATACTAGTTCACAGGCATCGTCATTTTTGAGAGAAGGAAAATCTCATTTAGATAGAGGAGATATTTTGGTTGATAAATTAGGAAGGTTAAAACCAGATATGCCAGAGAAATGGGCTGATAATGCAATTATCATTAATAGGCACACTAAGAAAAAAGACCCTTCAATATCGACAGTCGGAACTGGTGGAGCTACGCTCTCCAAACGGTGTGATATCGGTATCCTAGATGATTTGTTAAATCCAGAGAACGTGAAGACAGAGGAAGCTAGAACTAAAACAAAGTTTTGGGTAGACAATGTTTTTAGACCTACGATTGAGCCAAATACAGGTGAATTTATTATTATTGGAACTCTTTGGTATGAAGGAGATTATCTCGATGAATGTTTACAGAATCCTACTTTTGATGTTCGGTTGACTTTGAGATGTTACATAAAAGACAGTAAATTAGGAGTAGGAAGTGAACACGAAGAAGCATTGGACATTAGGGAGGTTTTTAGCGATGAAGTTATCGAGGTTTATGGTATCGATGCCAGTTCTGGTGTTTTATGGCCAGAGCGTTTCCCAGATTTAGAATTGCAGAAGATTAAGGCGAGTATAGGAAGCGTGTCGTTCAATCGTCAATATATGAATATTATTATCAGTGATGAGACTTCAATCATCAAAAGTGCTTGGATTGATAAGTGTAAAGATAAAAGCAGGATTTTGTTACCCAGATATATTGTTAGTGAGTCGAATCTTGGTATTATTTCAACGGCAGTTGGGGTTGATTTGGCAGTGTCAGAGGAGACGATAGCTGACTGGACATCAATCACTGCATTGGCACAGACGAAAGAAAATAAATATGTGCCACTTGGACACAAGAGAGGTCATTGGAGTCCTGCTGAAACCAGAAGCCAGATAAAAGGATTTGATGAGAATTTCAGACCGCAGATAATCATGGTTGAAAATAACGCTTTTCAAAATTCATTAGTTAAAGATATGAAGGCAACAACGACAGCACCAATTAAAGGTTTTACCACGACAGGAGAAAAGTTTGATGAATATATTGGTATCAACTCGATGGCAGTGTGTCTTGAGAATGAGCAATTCGTGTTGCCTTGCAGTCCAGAAGACCTTGAAACGATAACTTGGTTTAATAATATTCGTGACCAAATGTTAAAATTCCCTAGTGGGCATACAGGAGACGATTTAATGTCTCTTTGGTTTGCATTTGTTGGATTAAGGTCTTTAATAGGTAGTGAGGTAGCTTCTGTTAAAGTTAGAACAGGCTCATCAATTTATAGACCAGTTATGCCAAGAGGTTGATTATAAACTGATTTAGAGTCATAATTATTATTAAGGAGCAAACATGGCAAAACAAACATTAAAAACAAGAAAAGTGACATTTATGAGTAGGGTTACGGAGATGATAGGTAAAATATCTCCAGTTAGCGATTTTTTAAGAAAGAACAGTATCAGTTGGCAGTTGTATTCAGCAATGCCGTCAATGGATTATTCAAAGACGAATTACACTTTATGTCGAGCAATTTTTTATGCTTCTATTTGTCAGGATAATCTAACCAGCACGAATTATGGTTCAGAATATATTTTAGGAGCCAGTTTCGGGAAACCTATTGTTAATTCAGCAGCCGCTTTTGCTTTTGGATTAGGAATTGAAGTGGTCGAGGATGATAGAAAAAAGAAAAGTGTTGAGTCCACTAGTAAAGATAAAGTAGAAACTCCAGATGATGTCCAGTATACAATCGATTATTTAAACGAATGGCTTGAGAAGTATGAATCAGAGGTTTTTAAATGGTGCAGAAATGGTTTAAGAGATGGAGACCAGTATATCTTGATTAATGGAGACGAAAGTCCCACATTATTTTCACCAGAGCAGGTTGATATTATTGATAACAAGTTGACGGGAGTGGTTTTGGGTTACGATATCTCGACTTATGTTGAAGAATTTGATGAGAGGGGTGTCGGAACAAGGTACAAATATGTTGCCCAGTATCGCAGAGCTTTTCCTTACTACAAATTAATGAAGTACGGTGGAAAAAATTATAAAGATGCAGAAGTTGTTGAACAGTCAGCAATACCAGAAGATGCGGTTCTTGATGAAAAAGGTAACCCAGCAAAATTAGAGGATGGAACTTACGCAGAACCAGAGAAGTATCTCGAAAAAGAATTACCCATAGCACCATTTCATAATGAAAGAGATGCCAGAGAGCGATATGGAAATTCAGAATATCAAAATGTGTTTTATCTAATGGCTAACTACCATTCAGTCCTAGAGGGAGCAATTAAAAACTGTATTTATAATTCAACCGCTTTGCCAGTTGTCAAAGGTATAGACGACCTACAGAAGTGGCTTGAGGCGAATGGAGTCAAAGATACAGAGACAGGTGAATACGAAGTTGCTTGGGATAAGAATAAATTATTAATTGGAGGTAAGGATTTTGACGTTAAGATTGTCGGAGGTGTTCAAAATGCGGAAGGTTCTGATAAGATATTAAATCTTTTGTTCTGGCTTATTTGTCAAGGTTCAGAGACTCCAGAGTTTGTGATGGGAACAGCCGTTGCTTCTAGCAATGCCAGTGTTGATTCTCAAATGCCAATAGTTTTGAGAAAGGCTGAAAGAAAGCGAAAAGAGTCAAAGCAATATTACAATCAACTAATCAAGGTCTTATTGGCTACCAGCACAGATACACAGGTTGTCAGAGATTTGGTATTTAAGGTTAAGTTCCCAGATATTGTTAATGACGACATGAAAATAAATGTAGAAATCGTTAAACTACTTTCAGATGAGGGTTGTATCACCGATAAAACTAAAATGGTTATGCTTAATATGGGAAAGAGAGTCGCTGATATTGACCAAGAGATTGAAGATGCCAAAGGAGAAAATGAGGTGAAGGCCAAATTAGTTGCAGACCAGTTCGCAGAAAATGGAGCTTACTCAAAAATAGACCAAGGCAAAGAAAAAACTGGTAAAACTACTAATTCAACCGAATAAATATGGCAATATTTAGTCAAAGTGGAGAGAAAATAAATGACCCATACAGAGAGGATTTTATTGACTTGGTTATAAGAGAGGAGAGAGAAGTTGTTGATTTGACTGATTCAACAAGAGATAAGGTCGCCACAGCCGTCCAGAAGTATCATAATGACGAGAGCCGACTAATATCATCCATTAATCCGATTATGGCAGTGTGGGCAGTGTCGTTCTTATATTTATTGACCAAAGACAATGCCGAGGCGAATAGCATCATTTCAGAGCGTGAAATAAATTTGATTAATGATAAATATAATTCACCACCGTTGACAGGTTTGATTCAGAAGACGGCAGATAATCTATCAACAAAGTTCCCAGCTTATTTTGCTACCAGAAAATTCCCAGATGGTATTGCCATTGGACAAAGGATTAAAAGTGTTGCTGGAAGTACGAAGAAAACAATGATTGATATTATTACTGTTGGCATGAAGGAAGGAAAATCAGCAAAAGTAATTGCAGGAGATTTGGATAATTTTTTAAAGCCGAGTCCGTCTCAAATTTGGACAGGCCCATTTCAGTGGTATAGAGAGAAGTTTGGTTATAAAGTCAAGAAAGTCCCAGCAGGTAGAGCAGCAGGTTCGTTGCATTTTAATTCGATTAGGATAGCCAGAACAGAGATAAATTACACTTACAGGCAGGAGTTATTAAATTTGCACGATAAGAAACCTTGGGTTGATGGATTTGATTGGAAGTTATCAGGTGCTCATCCAAAAACAGATATCTGTGATGATTGGGCGGCAGGAAGTCCCTATAAAGATAAGGCAGAGGTTGAGGGTTTGGGACATACTCATTGTATGTGTTACATAACAGTAAGATTAAAAAAATTGGAAGATATTGAGATATAAAAACGCCGCAGGTCTGCTTGTGTTAGCTAAGTCGTGATTACTTGCTTTCCGCAGACCAACTTAGATATTATAGCAAACTATCGGTTTGTCTAGCAAACTGTAGTAAAGTGTTAATTGTTAAGGTGTGTGGCATGGCTAGAAGCGAGTATCTTAAATATTTGGGTAGTTTGGCATTATCGCAAGATGTGCCAACGCTTCCTATGCCAAGAGAAAATTATTGTGATAAAGGTGGACATCGTAAAAGGAGTATTGCAAATGACCATAGAAAAAGAGGTCATAAAGAGCATTGGAAAAAAGAAAGCAAAAGGCGTGATTTAGATAACGGTTATACCACTCCCCCATCCACTCCCCTCCCCTACTAGACCACTCCCCCAAACCTAGTTATTTACGTTTAAACCTATGTAAACCTATAGATTGACAGAAGTTTTAAAAGAGGTTATAGTTAAATTATTAAAGCTGTTAAAGCTGTTTATGTATATTTGTTCAATTTGTAAAACACCAACACCAAGAGAAGACCACTGTGACTGTTGTGGATGGGTTAAAACCCTTGTCGTTAAAGAAGAAAAATTGTTTGTAGGCATAAGTTCGGCAAAGGGAAACGATAAAATTGAAGAAGGTGGTTATTTGTTAGTAACCAAAATATGAGAATAAAGGTAATCGGCTCATATAAAGACCACTCTGGATATGGAGAAGCTACTAGGAACACGATTGTTGCGTTGGGTAGTTTTGCAAAGGTTTCACTAAAGGAAATGTCATTTACTCCAGATAAAATTGATATGGGAGAAGTTGGTAAAAAATGTTTAGAGTTAGAGAAGAATGAAGATAACAGTGAAATTGTAATCGTAGAGTTGACACCAAACTTTTTTAATCAATTTGTTGAACCGTTTAAAAAGATGGTCGGAACATTTTTTTGGGAAGTTGAAGGTATGATTACGGAATGGGTATGGAACTGTAACCGCATGGATATGATTTGGATTCACTCTAAATATCATCAGAAACAGTTGACAGAGAGGCTTGGAGTTACTAGACCAGTGTTGGCTATACCTCAAGCTATGGATACGAAAAAGCACACAGTAAAGCCATTTAAGATAAAGGGGTTTAAAGGGTTTTTGTTTTATTCTATTTTTCAATGGACAGAGAGAAAGAATCCAAGAGCTTTGGTTGAGACTTTTTGGAAAACATTTAAAGGTAAAAAAAATGTTGGTTTGTTAATTAAGACATACAGAAGTAATTTTGGCGAATTAGAGAGGCAGTCAATAATAAACGATATTAATAAATGGAAAAAAGATTTTAAAGGAAAGTTGCCACCGATATTTTTAGAATTGAATTTATTAAGCAATGACCAGATGTGGAGACTCCACGCCACAGGAGATTGTTTTGTATCGGCACACAGAGGAGAAGGATGGGGGATGCCACAGGCAGAAGCAATGTTGATGGGAAATCCGATAATATCGACTAATTTTGGTGGTATTCACGATTGGCTTAATAGTGAGTTGGCTTGGTTGGTTGGATATAAAATGGTTAATGTTTTTGGAATGGGTCATATTCCTTGGTATAGCGGTGATTATCAATGGGCTGAAATAAATAGAGAAGCATTGAGAAGTGCATTTTTAAGTGCGTTTAACCATCCAAAATTATTAAAAGAAAAGGGACGAAAGTCTCAAGCCTTCGTTAGGAAGAATTTTAGTTATAAAGCAGTAGCAGAACAGATGAAGGAGGCATTGGGAACATTATGAAAATTTGCCTAGGAATGATATTTAAAAATGAAGAAGATATGCTTAGAAGGAATTTAAGGTTAGTAGCTCCATATTTTGATGGAGTTGTTATCGGAGACGACAACAGCACCGATGGAAGTTTCGAAGTGTTGGAAGAATCAACGGTTGGAGTAGTCATTCTTCCACTAGATGAAGGAACTTTTGCAGACAAGAGAAATGAAGTTATTGAAGAAGCAGAAGATT